TGAGCCTGTGGTTGAGCCTGTGGTTGAGGTTGCTCCTGAGCCTCTAGCGGAACCTGTAGCTGAGCCTGTGGTTGAGCCTGTAGCTGAGGTTGCTCCTGAGCCTGTAGCGGAACCTGTAGCTGAGCCTGCTCCCGAGCCTGTAGCGGAACCTGTAGCTGAGCCTGCTCCCGAGCCTGTGCTTGAGCTTGCTCCTGAGCCTGTAGCGGAACCTGTAGCTGAGCCAGTTCCTCATACAATGTATGATAGTCTTGGCAGAAGATTAAAGAAGTTCTTTCACTTTTAGTTCCACTGCTATTTCTATAATAAGATAGAATGTGGCTCGAGGCATTTAGATGGTTGGCCTTGGCGAGTATTGTTGAATCATCTGCTCTTACTCTTTTGAAGATAGGTGGTCTGAAGCAAATAATTGGAGCAAGTCTAATTTTCGGGCTCGGTGTAGTCCCTCTGCTCTCTATGAGTCTTAAGTATGAAGGGATAGGTATAGTAAATTTCGTTTGGAACGTCCTGAGCACAATTAGCATGTTTGTAATTGGTATCTACTTTTTCAATGAGAAGATAGAAAATCTACAATTAATAGGCGTTATTATCAGTTTAATAGGCCTATCTCTTGTATTGGTATCATGTGATTGATTTTCTTTAGAAACAAAAATGGAATTTCTGTTTTCTATATAGAATGCCCCCGAGAAAAACGTTGAAAAACATTTTGCGTATTATTCCAGGCCATAGTAAACGTCTTACTAATTTAAGAGGAAAAACAATTAATGCTCTTAAGAATTGGGAAAATGCTCAAAAAAGCAATACCAGATCTGCCCTACGGGAATTACAACTAAAAAGCAGTGCTGCCAATGCTCTGTCAAAGTATGCTAATGCGATAGCAGAAGAAGAACAAAACAAGATGTATATTGGTACGGCACAGAATATGTCTGGTAACAATCCTGTTTTAAAAAACGCTACGAGACGTAATAAACGCAAGTGATATAAAATTTCATTAAATACTCCGAATAAACTCCCATTGTAAGTCTTTACAGATTTTTTCCCAAATCTTATCCTGCGCATAGAGTTTATCACGATTTTTCAATAACGGGAAACAATGTAAGAATCCATCTAACTCTAATAATTCACATAACTTGTATAATACATACGAATAAGACAAGAAATTTGACCGATCCGCAGGGCAGTGACGTTGAAATGAGGGCTGAATTTCCTTAAACAAATATCGCAACTTTTCTTCCGTCTCGCGATCCATAACAGGGGCTGTATTTCCATTCAAGCGACTCAAAATATGAGGCACGTGTTCATAATAAGAATTATACTTGAGCTTCTTAAGAATCTCGCGTATTTTACTGCGATTTAGCGACGAAGGTAAGATGCGTTCCTTCTTTATCTGACCCTGAATGTTTTCGAATACTTCTTCTGGAATTTCCGTGCTTTCCTTTGCCTGAAACTGCGCCAGCCATTCATTAAAATGATTGATACGCTTATACGCATAATAGGATACTTCACGAGGTGGGTCCTTATAACTGGGCTTATCACTGTCCATTAATATAAGTTTATGAAACCCGCATTCAGGGCATGATACCGTAGCATCATTGATTGATATCTTCATATCTTCTCCACAAGCATCGCATATAAATGAATTGTCATGCATCACATGCATAGAGGGCCGATTGTAGTGAGGATCCATACGTTGCATATATTGGTCAAGCAAGGCATCACGACGCAAGGTATCGCCTTCACCCAATTCACGAACACGCGCATTGGAATAAGTTGTCATCTTACTTCCACTGGCATCTTGGCGTGAAGCATTTTCCAGAGCTTCAAAAACACTCCCGGGTCTGGCTCGATCTGCGACTGAAATTATATTGTCCGCTCCACGATTAATTCGGTCTTGAATATCATAATATTGAAATAATAATTCCCCCGTATGTAAATAATAATCATAAATCGCCGACTTTTCATTTACTGAATCTATTTTTCCCTTAATTTGTTTGAGCCCTTGTTCTATTTTATATCTTTCAATATCATTTGTTTCTCTCTGGAAAGTTGACGCTAAATCATCATGCTCATGTTTCCACATAGAAACTTGTTCACCAATGTCTTTGACTTTTGTCAAGTAGTGTTGGTGAACCGTATCCAGTGTTGTTCTCGCTTCAGGATTTGACCGCTTAGATGGACGAATTTTGAAGAAGGGGTCTGTCATGCTACACTACTATTGGGTTCAACATGCTATCCTTTAGCCCACATCGTCGGTATTTTATCTTGCGTCAAATAATTTCAAAAAGGCGTTCCCGGATAAACCCTTCAAATCCCAAGTTCCCAAAATTATTTTCTAAGGTAGGGTTATAATCAAATGACAGGTGGTGGCTTAATGCAGCTCGTAGCTTATGGCGCCCAGGACGTTTACCTGACGGGTAACCCCCAGATTACATTCTTCAAGGTGGTATACCGCCGCCACACGAACTTCGCGATGGAGTCCATTGAGAACCCCTTCAACGGCTCTCCTGGCTTCGGACGCAAGGTAACGTGCACGATCCAGCGCAACGGCGACTTGATCTACCGCATGTATCTCCAGGCCACGCTCCCCAAGGTGACCCTCCTCACGACGGATGGCTCTGGTGCCCAGTTCCGCTGGCTCAACTGGGTGGGCCACAACTTAGTGAAGTCCGTGGAGCTGGAGATTGGCGGCCAGCGCATCGACAAGCACTATGGCGACTGGCTCCAGATCTGGAACGAGCTCACGCAGGAGCCCGGAAAGCAGGCCGGCTATGCCAAGATGGTTGGCAACGTGCCCCAGCTGGTGAACCTGATTCTCCAGGGCGGCGAGGACTGCAACAACGAGTGCGCCGGTGGCGAGCCCAACACCTCCAACGAGATCCTCATGTGCGCCCCTGAGTATACGCTGTATATCCCCCTGCAGTTCTGGTTCAACCGCAACCCTGGACTGGCCCTGCCGCTGATCGCCCTCCAGTACCACGAGGTGCGCATCAACCTGGAGTTCAACGACCTCCGCAACCTGTGCTTCGACGTGACGCCCTCTCTGTCCAACGTGCACACTATCCGCGACCGCGTGGCCGCCGCTGGCCTGGTAGCCGCCTCCCTCTACGTGGACTACATCTACCTGGACACGGACGAGCGCCGCAAGTTCGCCCAGGTGTCCCACGAATACCTGATCGAGACGCTGCAGTTCACGGGCGGCGAGTCCATCACGTCCTCCTCCAACAAGCTCAAGCTGAACTTCAACCACCCTTGCAAGGAGCTTGTGTGGGTAGTCCAGCGCGACAGCTACGTGTCTTGCGACGACAACGTAATCGGCCCGTGGAAGGGACAGCAGCCCTTCAACTACTCCGATTGGTGGGACCGCGCTATCCAGGAGTCTGGCTTCTCCGTGACGCGCGTCGAGGGCCTGGCCGGCGCCAACCCCACGGTAACGGCCCTGCTCCAGCTGAACGGCCACGACCGCTTCCAGGTGCGCGAGGGACGCTATTTCAACGAGGTGCAGCCCTTCCAGCACCACACGAACGTGCCCGCCGTCGGCATCAACGTGTATTCCTTCGCCCTCCAGCCCGAGCAGCACCAGCCCAGCGGCACCTGCAACTTGTCGCGCATTGATAACACGACCCTCCTCCTCACGGTGTCCAACAACGCGGTTGGCACGGCCACGAGCTCGACGGTGCGTGTGTATGCGACGAACTACAACGTGCTCCGCATCATGAGCGGCATGGGCGGACTTGCGTATTCCAACTAATCACGAAACCACCTTGCGGTTTCCAAAAAATTTACGAAGTGCAAAAGTGTGGACATTGTCCCCTCTTCAGTAATTCGTCTACTATATATCTAAGTCATCAACTCCAAGCAAATTGGCCCCACTGCCTTCTTAATTTCCGATTTCCATACCACACTCTTTTCAGCAGTCTTATAAATGTATTCAAAATACTTGATCATTTGCTCTGTTGTCAAATCCTTAATCGTATAGCACTTCATACGTTCAAATCCCATCTTATCCAGGAACTCACACAACTTGTCACGCTCGCCCGTGGAATCAATCAAAAAGAAATCATTTCTAGGATTATTATACAGCTCCTTAATTTCATTGAGCTTTTCAAGGAATACAGGAGTTCCAATAATACAATACTGTGTATCATATTCTACTTGATAAAGTTTGCTACAGTATTTGGGAGTAAAAGAATCACGTAGCCAAATACGCTCAGCTTCTATCATATATTTTTCATCATCGTGCGCATCCTGTTTCTTCATGAATTCTTGGACCTTGTGCATCTCATAAAACTGGGGGGACAAAAAGAAAGGGCCTATACGATTGATTTCAGCATTTCGTATCAAACTGAAATTACTATTATTTTCATTCATATACTGGACATAACCAATACCAGGTATTTTCATCATCTTTGTAGCCATACATGTTCTCATCAATAATTCCTGATCATCATTAATCGGTAGAAACTCAGAGTAGTTTCCAATGGCATATAAGACATCACGTTTCCAAATGCGTGCATGATTTGGCAATGAAACAAGATGTCTTAGAGTAATATTGTTCACTTGGGGGCTTACATATACATTTACCCATCGGCCCTGGAACTTTGTGCAATAATAACCCCCATAGCCAAGGGCGAAAAAATCGCCATACCAAAAATTTGCTCCATTTTCGTAAATGTTTATGAAGTCTGTATATACGAAACCCACATCAGGATGTTTTTCAAAGGCTTCAACCGAAGTCATGAATAAGTTCGGTGTAATCTCGTCATCGTGATCAAGTTCCAAGACATATTTTCCACGACATAGTGATGCCGCTTCATTCTTTACATTACCAATGTTGCCACTGTTTTCACTACGTTTATAGAGGCGCACCTTTTTATTTCCATTAAATAAATCACGCAAATATTCAAAGTGCTTGTCATCGGGGGAGTCGTCCAAGATGACCCACTCCCAGTCTACCATGGTTTGAGCCATAAGACTACGAAGAGGGCGCTTAATCTTTTCATATGACTTATAGCAGGTAGTAAACGCGGAAAATATGGGGCGTGTTTCTACACGGTCACCTACGCTTGAGTGAATATAACAAAAATTAATGCCACGAGAAAATTCTTCAGGTGCCGGCAATTCTTTATAATGAATCCAGCGTCTAGCCATTCGTGGAGCAATTACGGAAAATACATCTTTGTGATACTCTTTTTCATCTGGTCCATAAGTTACAAAAATATTATAATTAGAGTCAAATAAGTTTATTAAACTTTCAGGACTATTTATAATACGTATATCGCAGTGAATCTTGGCCTTATTTGAGCTAAGAAATAAATCGACATCATTATATTTATCATAACGAAAAAATAAGACTATGGGGTATTTCTGGGCTGTGACCATTCTATACTACAATGATTTGTAGCTTTAGATATTATTCAAAGACGACTTCAAGTCCCTCTGCTTCTAAAATCATTTCTTCCATTGCTTTTTGACGTTTTTCTAAGGGCGTTCCAGATAATTTGAATGATCTACGTTTCCACCACCATTCAAATCGCAAAGCTTCACGCTTATTTTCAAATCCCTTGATGTAACAAACACGATACCATCCACCAGGGGCTTGGCTTGTTTTACGGGCTCCGCCCGATAACTCACCATTATGTTGTCTCAGACGACGGTCTACATCAATGGTGGCACCCACATAGGTTCTCTGGGGTTCTTGAACTGTGGCTAGTAGATATACATACCAAGACATCTGTTAGCTTACCTTATATTCTGAATCCCATTTTATCTTTATACTGATAATAGAGCTTGAATGGAGTTGGCAAATCTGGGAAACTACAAGGCAATTGAAGATTGGTGGTTCTTCTTACCGGCAATCTTCTTGGTGGAAACAATTCTGATGTTTGTTGTGCGCTTTGCCCCTGGATTATTTGGAAAGGGTGCCAATGAATGGTTTGATGAATTTGGCAGCATAGCCATACTTTCTGATCTGAGTATTTTCGCAATTATAATGGCAATAGCACGATACTTATACACTGCCTTTTTTATGGAAGAAGAAGGTTGGTCAATCTGGTATTTTATTGCCATGGCAGTTATTTTACAGGTGGTCTATGATATTTTCTTTAGCATGACGGTTGTTAGTCTGATTCCAAAAGGTCACAATGAGATGATTGATATTTTAAAGCAATATAATGAAGCGGGTGCCAAGGCAGTTCTCACGAATTCTATAGTAGTCGCCAGTTCCATTGGTTTAGCTGCGACACTAAAAAATCTTGACTATCATTACGTTGGACTTCTTTTCTTGGTGACACTCCATGCCGCTAGCTACATTTTGTTTACAAACCGGGTATGACGTTAAATCCCGCAGGCTGGAACTCAATCACCTGTTTTTCGTCATTCTCCATAGATAACTTTATCGAGATACATAACATTGTTACGTATTTATCATCTTTCCATTCCACCTTTACCTTTCTTATAGTTGTAGTATTTGTATTATCTTTCTTAAAATTAAATGAGCGATTGAATAAAGCTATCCCCTTCTGGATGGGGCAGTTTGTAAGATAACATATCGGATGAATAATTGTTGCAACCTGAGTTATGTTCTCGTGTAAGGTATTGACGACAGTGCCATTATAGATAGTCTCAGTATTATTCGCATAGATAAAGAGATTTAATCTATAATCATTTGATATCGTTTCAATTAAATACGTGCTATTCTTTACAGAAAGCTTTGAAGAACCCTTCGAACAATCCGTTGGATCAATAGCATGAATGATACCAAACAAGAATACAAAGACAGAAATGAACTTCATTCTAGCTAGTTAGTAGGCACACATTCCAATATCAATTTTATGACGGGTCAGCGTGGGTCTAAATAGTCATTTTATATCTTATATTCAGATACTCAATGATTATTATAGCATTTGAACCAAATTGTGGACTAGGAGGATATGGTGATCGCATTGTAGGATTGATTTCTTGTAAGTTAATTTCGGAACTTGTTGGCCAGGAATTCCGAATTATCTGGACCAAAGAAGATATCACCCCATATTTCAATTATAAAAAATATGAATATATTCATGATACTGCGAATCAATTTACATTATATGATTCTATAGATAGAAAGACAAAGTTAAAACCATATTTATCAACCACTACAGACTTGTTTCCTGAGCCCTATAATAAGTTTTTCCTAAATCAAGAAATAGCCGAGTATTTGTATATGAATCCAAAATTCTCCAATAAAATGTTTTTGGATGATATTTTTCGTGTATATAAGACTCTGTATACAGATATATTTGTTCCTACAGAGTTTCTTTCAAATAAGATTCAGAAAATGATTCCTGAAACCATAAATCGCGCGCCAATTATTGGCATACAGATTCGCGCAGGTGATATTTACATCCAAAACATTTGGTGGAATGGATACAAGGCCTTAGACGAACCACAGAAAACAATTCCTGCGATTCTTAAAAGAATTAAGGAACACATTGATAAAGATTTTCCTAATAAGAACTATAAAGTATTTTTAACTAGTGATTACAATGACATTTATAAGTTAGCCATAGAAATATGGCATCCTTATCTGGTATTATATATGAATGATACGGTTCAACATATGGATAGAAATCCAAGCGGAGATTTTTCCAAGATTTTTGTGGACAACTACGTATTGTCGCAAAAAACTTCACGGATGTATATATCAGAATGGAGTAACTATGGGCGCGTAGCTGCTCTTTCCAGTGTTCATAATAATATTTATAATTTAAAATGCGAACCCATTGAAAAATCCAAATTATTGAGCAAGGGTTAAGGCACAGAAAAGCACTTGTTTAATTCTTTTGATTGAACATGTAAATTATTAATACGTATTCCTTTTCCCTCATTTATTAAATACGGAATCTTTCGACCCTTTTCATCAGGGACCCACTCATACGTGTATTTGGTGTAATCAATGGCTGCCCAAGGACTTTTATATCTATCGGGGACCCATCCATCATGACAGTGATCAATTCCTCCAATATAAATTCCTATTCCTAAGGCATCGAAAATCGTATTATGAAAGGAATCGTAGGTTTCATATGATTCTAGAGGCTGATTAGGATCATTCCAATGTGTAGGTAAAAACTGAACTATGTCTTTATTGGCTTCCCAAAATGTATAGAGTGCCGTCATTTCCGTGATTACACTCGTTCTATCTGATATAGGTGTCTGCGACTCCACATAGTTAGAACAGTGCGAAATAAACTTAGACAGAATAGTCGTATCCTTGATATACGCAATACCCGATGAGGCTCTATTGAAATTATCAAACATAAATCCCATGTCTTTCTTTGAAAACCCTTCTAACCATTCTATGGGGTTATTGTAGAGAAGATTATCAAGTTCAACAAAAAGAACATCTTTTAATTTGTATTCTACCATTAAATTGTATAAAAGGTAAAAGCGTTCCAAGGAATGAACATATAAATTCGGCCTTTCTTCCAAAAATGGAGTCCCGTGAAACTTACTACCATGTTCCTCAATGAGTTTCGTAAAGCCGCTATGTATAACATCACTGTATTTTATGATTTTCACATTATACCTAGAAACGAGGGCTTCTAAATAAGGACTCTTATAGTCATCGACAATAAAATAGACCTCGCCATCAAAAAATTGGCGCAATTGGTAAACAGTATCTAAACAATATAGTGGGAGAGAGCCCACAAACGAATATACTACAGGCATATACCAATGTTTTCCAGTTGTTTCCTTTATCCAAAAATTTCCTTGATCTTTTATTGCCAACTGGTGTTCCTTTGAATAATAGGATAAAAATAGTCTGGAAAAGTCATATTTCGTATCTAACATTTCCTTGTATTTTTCTTCCAAATACTCACGCGTAATTTCTGAATAATCTGTTGTATATAAAATAGGACATCCCTTGTATTTTTCTTCAGTTAGAGGATTACGTTCAACAATTGGAATACAACCCGCCATAAGTGCTTCATAGTGTCTATGGCAGTCAATACCATTTCCTTCAGGTGATATACAAAATTTATTAGAACCTAGTAGGTCAAAAAATATATTTGAGGGTTCTTCTAAATTATGAATTGAATTTTTTGCAAGATTATCAATAATTTTAAGCCGAGTGATTCCCTCTTGTCTTCTATTTACATCCGTAGTAGGGTGAATGCAACTAAATACAAGATCATTATGAGTACCACACTGTAGTCTATATTTGTCTTGTTCAAGGGCATATCGGAACGACATACCTATAGGAAAAGGCTGCCAAGAATCACTATAATCACTCGCTGAAGCTTGAACAATCATCTGCGAGATGGCCTTGTTTCTTCTTTGCCAGTCTTTCAAACTCATATTGGTCACCTTGGATGGATCCGATACCATAGCAGTTTCCTTGATTGAGCCTGCAATATATTCAAAATCAATTGGCCATGTGCGAATACAAATGTATTTCGTATAATCTTTGTTCATTTGGACAATATGATAATGTTCATTCCACCATATACGCAGCTTATGACTGTCTAACACATCATAATGACCATTTCCCCAAGATGTTTCCAATTTATAGTTTTCCAAAAATTTATAATGGCCAGTTCCCCATACATAAGAAACTCCAAGAAGGCCAGGAAGAGGTGTAGAATCAATATTCGTATTCAGAATATTACTTAGAAAGTTTGCCATGCGATCGTATTTATGTTCAAAGTTTCCAATTGGAAATGAAAAATGGCAAATTGAAGATGTCTCATAATTGTTTACATTGTCGTTGCCTTCATATAAACTAATAATAGGATTCAGAAGTTTATTGTCATATAAATTGTCTTTTATGGCGTGGTAGTTTATAAAGGGTTGATCCATACAATATGGGATCTCGGCCTTTGAATCGGTATAAGCTTCAATATGGCCGCGCATTCTTGAAAATAAGTCGCGAATGGTTAGACAATTGTTGAACAGTAGGGTTCCACTGTTTATTCCTGTTGTAAAAGAATTTATTTTATTAAAATTAAAAAACTGATTTCCAAAACTGGGACTGTTAATCATTCCACATTCTAAACCATATAAGACATCTTTTAGCGGCTCAGAAAAAATTGGACTTAAGTCGGCCTTTATTATAATATCAGTATCTAAGTATAGAATTTTTTCATAGGAAGTAATGTATTTATATTGAAAAATATGTAGGCGCGCACAGGCCGCTTGAAATATAGTTGTAAAGGGAAAGGCTTGAATATCTACGTAAAGATCTATATTCGCACAAAGTTGGTGAACCTTGGGCTCAAACTCCTTGTCAGTAAGAATCAATAGGTCAAAAGATTCTGTGGAAGAATACCACTTCATAGACTTTAATAAGAGGCTCAGTAGACGTAGATATTTATCATTATAGAATACACAAAAGTAAATAAGGTTTTTTGTTTTTTTTAGCTTGTTTGCTTCTTTTAAGTTCAGATATGATTTCAAATCCGGTAAATAATTAGGGATTGATTCTTTATTGCGCCAATAATGTTTAAATAATAAGGTTCCTTTATCATTTACAATCTTATCGCCCTGTGAATCAGATATTTCTTTGTATAATTTATAGTTCAGATTCTTGTCAGATGAGTTATGAATAATCGAATGCATATCTTTACATAAAAAATGGTATTCTGTCTCAAGACGATTTAGATCCATTGTATACATGTTGTATAAGGCCTTATAAATAAATGGGTGTTTGGGTTCTGAACCGAGAATTCCTTGAAAGATAGTTTCTGGAACGTTGGATGAATTCACTGAAAAAAAGCTATAGTTTTTTATAACCGAATCTATATTTTCATAAATCATCGCATCAGAATCCATAAAGACTCCACCTTTGACATATAAGTGATAATATCGAAAGAGATCTGCCTTGTGTTCACCCCGCTTTACCTGTAAAAATTTTTCTGAAATCTGAGAAAACTCTTCTACTGGATTTTGTTTAAAGAATTCTAAAATTTCTTCATCTGTATAATGATTATATTCCCATTCATCGGTTAGCTTATATTTTATCATATCGACAATATAAGAATCCAATTTAGCCCTTGATGTCTGAAAAAACACCCTTGGTATACGATGGGCCTCTTGTATTGTATTCATCTTTTGATATTGCGTATAATATGATGTAATATTATACGCAATATATGCCGGAATTATTAGAACCTTGCTTATACTTTATTATATAGTTCACAAAACTCTCGTAAAAATTCTGAATTCTTACCTATATGAATAGAAGTATCAGATAATTCATGTTTTAAACAACCGTCTTCTCTACGATAAAATGTATAAGGATTAAAATATATATAACCATATTGTTCGCAACCCTTTTCTAATAATTCATTAATTCTATTTGTATATTCTACACGTTCAGAATTTGTTCCTATAAATGGTAAATTATTTGCGTGTGTATGGTCATTTACATCAGTAGGGGGAATAATCGCTACAATAATAATTGCCTTATATTCTTTTATATTTTTGCGAATGGATGCAAAGTAATTCGTTACTAAAACATCGCAAACTTCTTCCCAGGCCCTTCCTTTTATTACCTGTTTTCCTATATGGCATCTAACATCCATTTCACCATAGTTCAGACAAAATATGCGTTGTTTATTATTATGTGTATCTTTGAAATGAATAATATCTTGATCTCTGCCTACTCGGTGCATTGTAATTCCGAATTCAAAGAGATTTCTATGGGGAATTGTTAGGCCTTCAAATGAAACTAAGGCATGGCTGTCACCATATATATGTAAAAACCTTTCATCGATTAACGACCCTTCACAATACAAAAAGTCTCTTGGACTTACACGAATCGAAACAAATTTTGTAAAATCTTTATTAAATTTTACATAATGATCAAATTCATACCATTTCAGAAATACCACTTGATTTCGCGGTAGTCCAACAAATCCCTCATCCCAATCACTCCAAGGGGTTTTTACTCTATATACAGAGTTGAGTCCTCTTTTTATTTCAACATACCCTCCTCCCCACGAATACTTATTTCCAACAATATCGAATGTATCAATTAATTCTTGAGAAGGATAACCGTCTGTCTTTTTTATTAAACCTTCAAAGTAGTCTAACATTTTTTGGTATGTATCAGGCGAAGGTGAAAAATAAGTTATAGGAGATTCTGGGTCATTCCATTCTCGTATTACCGAATAGGTGTCAAGATAAATAAATTGCTCATATATATCTTTGTTTTTATCTTTATATTCAGCAATTTGTGTATCTATATTCTCGTCTTCATTGACTATAAAATAGTTAATTTGCCTTTGTACTTCAGTTTCTAAATATCTATTAGCTTGATCAAAAAGTTCTTTTGTTATAAAGACCGTAATATCAAAAGAATCCATCGTGGAATTAAATTTTAAAGACTTTAGAGAAAGTTCAAAAATCTTTAAAATTTCGGGTTCAGTTTTAAGCAAATAATATATACAGTTTTTTTTAATAGAATCCATTCTTATAAAATATATACTATATAAATTGATTTATCTTACGCATCATAACTTTTTTCCGGAAACATAGTCAACATCGCCTACACGTAAAGAACTATACTCACTATACCTTGTATCCATTCGCAAGACATGAGTAAATCCAGACCATGTGGCTTCTAGCGTATACTTGTCCAACCATTTATAGGTTCCATTGGCCCAGGTTGTTTTTAGAAGTCCTCCTTCTAACAATGAAATCTGCCCGCTATCTCCCCAGCTGTAAACTGTACCTTCAAGCTTCGGTACAGAAAACGGCTCAATAAACTTTGTCATATTCATATAGTGTTTTAAGATATGGCTTACATGCTGAACCATACGATTCTTTTTATGTTGAGCATTACCAATCGGCCAGACAAAGTGACACAGAATAATGTCCGTAGGTCCAGAGGGTGGCGGGGGAGGATCCATACAGTAGATGAGTCCGTATTTTTCTAAGAGATCTGTATCCTGTTTGCCATTCTTAATACAGTGATAGTTGATAAAGGGCTGGTCTTGGGGGCAAGGCATAGGCTCATTCGCATCCATTCTTGTTTTTATATGAGCCTGAATATCATGGAAGATTCCACGAATTGTTTCACTATTCTTAAATAAGAGAATTCCACTATTCATTCCAATAATGTCTTTGTTAATGGTATTGAAATCAAAGAACCAACCTCCATGATATTCATGTTCAATGGTTCCCTCTCTCATAGCGTAAATACGATCCTCTATATCGACTTCTAAGAGCTTTGTCAGATCATTTTGTATAATAATATCGGTATCTATATATAGAATCTTTTCATAACTTCCAATCTCTTCATATTCAAAGATATGTAGGCGAGCACAGGCAGCCTGTTGAATAGTTGTAAAGTCAAATAGTTTCACATATACTGGTATCTTTAGCATATTTGACATTTCTGAGACCATGGGTTCAAAGTCATAGCTTGTAAATACTAAGAAATCAATTGAATCTGTTTTAGAATAGAATTTAAGAGTGGTCAATAGGATTCGTAAAAGATCCAAATAGTCCTTGTTGTGGAATACACACATATACACTAAATACTTCTTTCTTGTAAGACTTACTGTATCTTGTGATGATGTCTCAGGTAATACTGTTTGTTCTATCTCTAACTTTGAAGCATCAATAGAGTCCTTGAAGATACATGCTTCCTTGGAAAAGGGATGCTTGGAATTTGTATACATGCGATTCGTGACACCCTTTGTAAATATATCAAGAGATGCACCAATATCCAAATACATATTATTGGGGTTGGCCTTCATACACTTAGGAATCCATACCTTGCTCAGGGGACCTGCCGAGAAACAGATGAGCTCGTCTTTCTTATCCGCAATAAACCGCATGAGTCTCTCAGTTTCGGTTATACCCTCGGCATCCCAGTTATTTACAAGGTGTTGGTCAATTACAAATCTTTCTTTTATAGGTAGTGACGATGGCGTGGTTCCAGATGTAATTAAGAAAAACCCCTTGCTATATGATTTCATAAATTCAGAAAATGCGGGCCAATTTGAGTTACCTACCACATTCGCATAGGTTCTCTGTTTAATGGGCACGTTGAACTTCTCGATAAAATCATTGTAAATAGTATCTGTGCAATTCCAGGGCTTATTACACGTATTACAAGGGATTCCAATATACAGATTCGGATCTACTCTCTGAACTGCCTCTAAGAGATCATCGTGTAGTTTTCCACCCTCCTTGAATGTCCAGCTATCGCAGTTTGTAAGTGTAGTATTTTTAAGAATTGTATATTCGCCATCACTAGGGCGTATTAGACCAAAGTGAGTGCCTGACTTTATTTTTAATAGAAGTGAATTCAGATGATTTTTCATTGTGCCTGTCAAAGGAGTATTATTTTCTTTCATGGTAATTTCCATTGTGAGATCATCTGTTGTCGGTTTCTTAAATTGACCCACTTCATTTAGAGCATAGGCATTCTTACCCTCGTTCTCCCAGTGCTGCTTTCCAATATGTAAACTATAGATAGAATCAAAGAATGCCGTCTGATATCCAGCCGCATAGTATCTATCCGCATAATCACGCTCAAAGAATGTATTCGGACTATCATAGTTACCCAGTTCTAAGATAACACGGGTGCGTATCATAGAAGGTTGAATTGAATAATGGGGCCAATAGGCACAGTTTTTGCCAACAACCCCCTCTTTCTTTTCATGTATGCTAATACCTGGTTCCAATAGAGGTCCACCCACACGATCCATATCTTCCATCATGAGGCCATAGACCCTATTAAAGACAACCTGGTGAACATTCTTCATTTCATGGTTTTCCAAGACCTTTTGGGCCTTTGTAATATAATTTTCATTCTTAAAATATAGCCAGTCGTCTTCCATATGAATCCAGTAGGTGGGCTCTATTTCTTTGAGC